AGTCTGGAATCTACACACCGGACGAGGCAGCCAAGCAGGCCGTGAGGCTTTACCACCGGCTGGATGCCGACCGGCTGGTGGGTGAGGCGAACAACGGCGGGGACATGATCGAGGCGCTTATCCGGCAGCAGGATGCGAATGTGGCCTACAAGAAGGTCACAGCCAGCCGAGGAAAGGCCATCAGAGCGGAGCCAGTGTCAGCTCTCTATGAGCAGGGCAGGGTCCATCACCACGGCATGTTCGCCACGCTCGAAGATCAGATGACGCAGTGGCAGCCAGGGATCGACAAGGAATCTCCCGACAGGCTGGACGCGCTAGTCTGGGCCATGACCGAATTGGCTGAAGGGTCAAGTGGCTGGGCGGGGTTCGTGAAGGACGAGGGAATGAAGTCCCCGGCCGCCCCAACCGCGGCGCGCGTGAATGTTTCCGGTGGAAATCACGACCGCTGCGAGTGCGGATCAGTTGCGTGGGCCGGAAACGTGTGTTACAAGTGTGGAAAGCCGAGGCCGGAAATATGATCTTTGCCGAACTCCCTGCGATCCTCGCACGGCAGCCAGATGAGGAGCTAGAGCGCATGGCGGCGGTCTGCCGCGCGCACCGGAAGAAGTTTGCCCACATCGAAAAGGAACGTGCTGATGCAGATCAGGCTTTGCGGCTGATCGTGCAGGAGCGCAGGCGCCGGTTCTTCGAGCCCACCAGAAACGCAGCGGTGCAATGAGCAAGATCATCGTCACCGAGGATCTACCGGGCTGCCCAAACTGCGGAGGGCCAGCCGTGAAGGATGACGAGCACGGCAGGCACTGCAACACCTGTGGGCTCACTTGGGAGCGGCGAACTGAGGATGACGAACTGGACGCCGAGGCCGACAGGCTGACGCGCGGACGCGGCTGGGCTGATGAGCGCGGCAGATCACGCAAGATCAGGGGAGGGCAGGAGAGATGGTAACTGGCGAGGAAAGAGCCTTTATTGCTGGTCTGCTAACCGGGGCCGGGGCGGTTAGCTTCTACATAGGATGGATGCAAGCCGCATGGCGTGCCAAATGGCACAATGAGGCTGTCAATGCCCAGCACCGATCCGATACTGAATGGGGCCTGAAAACCCATGGCGCACCGCCCCCCTCCCCCGAATCAATGGGCGGCAAAATGAAAAGAGCTGGTGAGTTACAGAAGCCGGTGAAGGCGGGTGCGCTGCGGAAGGATGGCGGCTCCTGCATCAAGGGAACGTGCCAGCACCCGGATCATGTCTACGCGCGCAGGTACCCCGCGTCTCTGCCGCGCCTCAAGGGTGACGACGGCCCAAGGAAAGAGCGCTGATGCTGGCACGGTTCGTCCTCTGGCTCTGTCGTCTGTTCCCGTTCCTCAGCTACGACTACCGCCACAGCCGCATCCGGCGAAAGCAAATCTGCCCCGCCTGCGGAAACAAGGTGCGCGTCGAGATTCGCATGGACTCCGCCGGCGGCCAGGTGATCTGCCAGTGTCCTATCGACTTAGCCTGCTGGGCTTATAATCCGGTCATTAGAGCAGATGTGTGGGCGAAGCTGCCCAAGGTGGAGGAGTAGTGGCCAGCCTAGCAAAGACCGTCGCCGACGCTTTTTCGCCCATTTTCAGGCCAGCGGGCACGCTGATCCCCGGCATCCAGCCCGGCTCATGGGCTTCGCCACAGAACCCGATTCGTCCCACGATTCAGTTGGGTGTGGGTATTCGCGGCTGGGACTTCACGCCCGGAATCAACCTCCAGTTCACGCCCCGCGGCGACGTGCCGATCAGCTTTCAGCAACTCTGGGCAGTCAGCAACAGTTTTGATCTTTGTCGCCTGGCGATCGAGACGCGGAAGGATCAGTTGGTCGGCCGCAGCTGGGTGGTGCGCGTCAAAGCACTTTCCGGCGAGACGAAGGCCGCGCAGGCAAAACGCCAATCGAGCAACAAGAATGTAACGCTGGTAACGAACTTCCTGAAGCGCCCGGACGGGGTGCATACTTTCGACATCTGGTTGAGGATGTGGCTGGAGCAGCTTTTGGTATTCGACGCGCCCTGCTTCTATCCCGTCAAGAGCATGACCGGAGAGTGTCTCGCGTGGCGGCTGGTCTCTGGCGCCACCATCACTCCCCTGCTCGATCAGTTGGGCTTCACTCCCCAACCTCCTTACCCCGCCTACCAACAGATCATCCTGGGGATCCCGACCAGCAACCTGGCCACCTCGGCTACGAGCAAGCCGAAGGAGTACACCGTCGATGAGTTGGTGTACAGCCCACGCAACCCGAGGGTTGACAGCCGCTGGGGCTTTTCTCCCGTCGAACAGGTAATCACGACGCTCTCGATCGGTGCCAACTTCCAGCAGTCGGCGCGGCTTGCTTACACGAGCGGCAACGTGCCCGAGGGATTCCTGCCGATGCCAGAAGGCTGGACAGAGCGGCAGATCAAGGACTTCCAGAAGTGGATCGACTCGATGCTCGCTGGAAACCTCGCCATGAAGCGCCGGCTGATTATGGTGCCCGATGCCAAGCATCCGGTGCAGTTCTCAAAAGACACTCTGATCGTCAACCCGGTTGTCAACGAGTACCTGATCCGCACGGTCTGCTACGCCTTTTCACTCAGTCCCCAGAACCTGCTGAAGCAGGTCAACAGGGGCACGGCCAAGGAGTCAAGCGACATCGCGCAGATCGAGGGCGAGGAGCCCTGGTCGCGGCACGCTGAAATCGTGATCAACAGCGCCATCGAGTCGACACATGGCATCACCGACGTAGAGTTCGCCTTCCAGGACATCAGGGAGATGGACCCGCTGAAGCAGGCGCAGACGGACCAGATTTACCTCGAAACGGCTGCTTACACGATCAACGAGGTGCGCGAGGCGCGCGGCGACGATCCGCGGCCCGAGCCCCAGGCGAATATGCTGGGCCTGAAAACAGCGACCGGATGGGTGGGCATTGGCGAAACGGCAGCACAGCCAAGCGAGGACGATGACCAGCCACCTACACCCGGACGGGCCACGCCGGTGAAGGTGCGGAAGATCACGAGCCTGAAGCTTCGTGCCGGGGATCTGACGCCCCGCAGCCGGCAGGCGAGGAACGATCTGGCGCGGCAGCTGACAAAGTTGCTGGGTTCGCAGCGGGACCGCATCGCATCCCAAGCCAGTCAGGCATTTGCGAAGAAAACCTCGTCCAAAGCGTCAAAGGTTCCACGTGGAACACTCTTGAAGGATGCCGACGACGATGCGCGCGCAATCCTGATACTGAATGCTCTGAACTGGGACTACAACAGCATTTACACGGCTGCCGAGCCCTACCTCGAGATCGCAGCCGAGGAGGGCGCGCACGCCGGCGCCTACCAGACGGCCTCGAATCTTGGTGCTTCCCTCCAGACCACGCTCGAGGACGCAACCCCAAAGGCCAAGGCCGCGGCCGATGCGCGCGCGGCAGAGCTCGTGGGCCTCGAGATTCAGGACGATGGCACACTGGCCGAAGCAACGGCCCCGCAGTGGGCCATCTCAACCACAGCCAAGGATGATGTTCTGGCAGCGATCAAGCAGGCCATCGTGGAAAACTGGACGCCGCAGCAGCTTGAAGCGGTGATTCAGGCCAGTGTGGTCTGGACCCCGGACCATGCTGAACTGATCGCCGACAACGAGATCAGCAGGCAGCAATCCGGCGGCCACCTGATCAGCTGGCGGGCGAGCGGCAAGGTGCTGGAGTATCAGTGGACAGTCCAGGATCTGGGCTGCTGCCCGCTCTGCGCGGAGTTTGCCGCGCTTGGCCCTGTGCCTGTGGGTTACGAGTTCGCGCCGATGATTACAGCGCCGGGCGCGCATCCACTGTGCCGGTGCTGGCTTACGGCGACCAAAGTCGAGGGCGAAGAATGACCGGCGTACACCTGGTGATAAGCCTCCCGATCAGGGAAATGGAAGATTTTCTGGACAGCAAGGCAGTCGAGTGGGAGCTGATCTCATCGACGCCCTACCAGATCGGCGTGGGCTATGGCACCCGCATCGAGGTGCTGGTTGTCATGCGCCGCCAGCCGGTAGCTGACAAGGACGGACGACTCCGCCGCAAGCCTTTCCCGCCGATCCCTGCAAAAAAAAGTTCAGGCGGCCTATTGACACACAACGGCCAGACGCCTGCGAGGTCCTAAGTGACTGATCCGGTTCAACATCAACGGCAGCTTATTTTTAACGATGACGGCACAATCGACCTCGCGCAACTGGAGGGACTTGCCCCGGACGTGATTGAGAGGCTGACTTCGCCCGACTTCATCGCAACGGCCAGGAGCCAGATCGCGGCGGCGAAGGCGAAGGCATCCTTCGAGCGGGGTGCCAAGCAAATCAAGGCGGTGGCTCATCGGCAAAGCGTTCAGCGCAGGCCGCCGGGCGTCAGTGGACGGCAGCGTCGGCTGCTGCGAAAGCTGGCCAGAAAAGTCGCTGTGCTAGTCTCGTAATCGAATCAGGAAGGTAGCCGAATGTCCCAGGCAGTCAACTTCCAGACCACGAATCCCGCGCAGCTACCCGACCGCGCCACCGAGATGCAAATCGCCATCCAGCTGGATGAGGCGAACAACCTTGCCGTGGCCGAGTACACGACTGCTGGTGCCATCGCCCTGGGCGGCAACGCGTACCTCAAAACTGGCACAGCGGGCGCCATGACGCTCAAGAAGCCGCTCGCTGGCCCTCAACTTCAGGGCGGCAACGACGGCATGATTATGAAAATCACCGCCCTCGACGCCGAGGCGTATGTGGTCACCACCCCAGCCAGCGGGATCAACGGCGCAGACAACACGGCCACCTTCGGCGGCGCGATCGGTGATTCGATCACGCTCGAGGCATTTGGCGGCGCATGGTTTGCAACCTCGCTGACTGGCGTCACGCTTTCAGCTGTATAGGGGAACGATGGGCAACCTGTCGCAGCGGCTTAAAAATCCGGGCTCTTTGAACGGGAACGTCGAGGCTCTGATCGAGGCGGTCCTGCTCGATGAGGCTGCCGGCGAGGGCCCGGGCACGGTAACCAGCGTCGGCCTAACCATGCCGGCGGAGTTCAGCGTGGCCAACTCGCCCATTACCGGGGCAGGCACGCTGGCCGTTACGAAGGCCACCCAAACGGCAAACAAGGTATTCGGCGGACCCGCAACTGGATCACCGGCAGCGCCCACGTTTCGCTCTCTGGTGGCTGCCGATCTTCCGCTTGGCACGGATGCAGCACCCGGCGCGCTACAAGGCGACGGATCGACCATCGTAGTGACGGCTGGCGTCGCCACGGCCGTGGCCGGGGTTCCCGTAGCGCCTGCGGTTATTTACAGCGCAGCCGGCACGCCTCTCCCAGCGGCGAGCGACGCCCTGCTTGGGGCTACTGCGATCGTCAGCGATGCGAAAATCCCGACATATCTGGGCGCGTATGTGAGCGGCGGCGCAGTCGTTGCGCGCGTTCTCTGTACAGGACTTGCTGGTGGATGGGTGACAGGATGAGGTTTAATAAGTTCGTTCCACTGGCGAAGATGGAGGAGCAGGCGGACGGCTCGCTGAACGTCTACGGGCTGGTCACTGCCGAGCAGCCGGATCTCGAGCATGAGGTCTGCGATTACGTCGGGACGAAGCCTCTCTACCAGGCCAAGGTCGCGGCCATGTTCAAGCTGACCAGCGCGGTCGAGGGCATGGAACCGAGCATCATGCCGATGCGCGAGATGCACCAGCTCAAAGCCATTGGCGCGGGCCGGACCATCGACTTTGACGACGCTGCCAAGACGATCCGCATGGGCTTCAACGTCGTCGACCCTGTTGCGATCACGAAGTTTAAGAAGGGCGTGCTGATCGGCTTCAGCCAGGGGGGCAGTTACGTTGGCGACCGCGTGCCCGATCCGGTGCACAAGGGCTGCATGCGGTACGTGGCCGATCCGGCCGAGGTTTCAGGGGTCGACAGTCCCTGCCTTCCAGCGGCGCTGGTCGAGTCGATGAAAGGCCGCACCGTGCAACTCACAAAGGCCGCAGGCACGGTCGAGGACGTGGCTCTGCAGATCACTCCGGCCGATGAGGCACGGCTGATCAAGGCCGAGCGCGAGATCGCCGAACTCAGGCAGATGCTGAAGGACGCCAAAACAAAGACCGTGGATGGCGTTTCTCTGACCGCCACTTGCTTCGCTCACGTCGGAGATCCCGAGGACACGAGCACCTGGAAGTTGCCGATTAAGTTCCCCGGCGACGATGAGAAAACGAAGTCGCATATCAGGAATGCTTTGGCGCGCTTTGAGCAGACCGAGGGCATGACGGCGGATGAAAAGGCCAAGGCAAAGAAGAAAATACTGGCCGCGGCCAAGGAGCATGGCATCGAGGCATCGGAAGCCGATAAGGCGGCCATCAGCAGGGCCTGTGCTAAGATCAGCCTGCAAAAGGGCATGTATGAAGTCGGCTGGTTGGCCGATCTGCTGGAAAGCCTGAATTGGCTGTGCCAGCAAACAGAGTTTGAGCGCGACGTCGAGGACGATGGCAGCAAGGTTCCCAAGGGAATGCGCGAGGCGTGGCTGATGCTACTGGCTGAGTTCAAGGCCATGGCGATCGAGGAAGCGGACGAGCTGGCCGGAAACGGCGGCAGAGGAGAAAAGGGCATGAAACTCACCGATGTGGCAGGCTTCAAGAAGGCCGCGAAAACGATGCAGGATCACCTCGAAAAGCACATGGAGATGCACAAGGCGCTCCACGAAAAGATGTCCGGCACGCTGGCCGAGGATCACCCCATCGTGAAGGCCCACCAGGCCATGATGGATCACTGCGAGAAGTGCATGAAGGCCGCGAAAGACATGGGCGAGGGCGAGGAGCCTGAAAAGGCAGCAGCTCTGGTGCCGGCAGTTGAGGACACGAACGCCGCGGCGATCACCAAGGCGGTAACAGCCGCTCTGGCACCGCTCACCGCCGAGGTTGAGGCGCTGAAGGCCAAGCTCGCGACGACCCAGGCAAATGTCTTGCAGATGCCCGCGACAGGCGCTGCCGCAGTCGGCAAGGCGCTTGAGGCCGATGCCGCACTGGCGGAGATGATCGCCAAGTAAGGTTTTGGAGCACCGCGCCTCCCAGCGCGCAGCACACAATTCGACACCGCCGGTAGAGGAGAACACCCATGCACCCTTCGCAGGCGGTTGACGGCCACAACGGCATTACCCAGGCGCAGTTTCAGGCCCTGATGGCCAAGACGGATATGCGGCGCGTAGAGGACTACGTGGCCAAGTTCGGCGCCGACAGCTGGCGCGATCAGGTGCGGAAGCACGGCAAGTCCCTGGCCAAGGAGTCGACCACCACCGGCATCACCACCGGCCTGGGGCTGAACTTCATCGATCTGCGGGCGCCGGCTTACATGCTGGACCCGATCTTCGCGCACATCCGCAATTCGACCCCGCGCTGGGACAAGGTGAACGCCGGCTACGGCGTGCAGCCGCAGTGGAAGGCTGTCGTGGCGATTGACGCCGCGCAGCAGTTCCCCGGCGTCTCCGAGGGCAACACCAACTCGAACGGCCAGTTCTCCAGTCTCAATTTCTCCTCGCCCTATGTGACCCTCGGCACCGACGACTTTGTTACCTACGAGTCGATCTCGGCCTCGGAGGGTTACGAGGACGCGCTGGGCGATGGCAAGATGTGGCAGCTGTTGCGCTTCATCCGCCAGCAGGAGCGGAGCTACCTGGGCGGCGCCGGAACCACGGCCTCGAATGGGGCCTTGCAGATCAGCACCACAAACACCCCAACGGCTGCCCTGAGCACGCTGAACGGCCCGGCAAACCAGTCGAATCTTCCGACCGGCTCCTACGGCTTCGGCTATGCGGTGGCCCTGAACTACCGGGCTGCAATCAATCCGAACAACACCGTGCAGGCCGGCATCACGACTCAGTTCCTGCGCTCGAACGCCGATGGATCGACCGACGTCATCAACGGTGGCACGGCCATCGTCTCGGCGCCTTCGGCCAAGTTTGGCCCGACCGTCGCCGTCTCAGCGCCGACCGTGCTCTTCCATGCCGTTCCACAGGCGGGCGCGTGGGGATATGCGTGGTTCATTCAGGTCAGCGCCTCGAGCGGAGTCACGGCAAACCCGGCCGCTGCTCTTCTCTCGGGCATCACTGTTGGGCAGTCGTGGTTCGTCTACAACGGCCAAACCCAGGGCACCCAGACGGCAGCCTACGCGGGCTCTGGAGGTTATGCGGGCTTTGCCAGCGATCTCAGCACCAACGCGCTCGATATGGACGGGCTGCTGACGATCACCTCGAACACGGCCTACAGCACCGGGCTTCCGAC